AGCATGAAAATAATTTGCAGATTGTAGAGGATATTATCATTCAGCTCGGATTGGCAGATGATATAACTGTAACTTAACAGAATATCTGACAAAAAGGACATTTCAACGTGAGACCATCCGTGAAGAGGTGGGATATGACGGGAAACCCCGTGAAATCAAGGGTTTTGACGAATTTCATAGAGAAAAAATGAAGCATCTTTGACAGCTAATTTGAGAATTGCTGTGTCGGATGCTTTTTTTGTGTCCTTGGAAGGTGAGAAGTGTGGAGAAGTGCTTGGAAGCATTGATTTTACTTGGTTTTTGAGCACTTGTGGTCTCCACAGCTTCTCTTTTTAGGTTGTAAGGACATTATACATCAGTCATCCTCTTCTGAAAATAGCTCAAGCGTTGTAACGTGGCGTTACTGCGTTACTGATTGAGTATTGTCAATGTGCGTGAAAAGTCCAAGAAAGCCCATAAAATAAGGCTTTTTTGAAAGTAACGCTTGAAAAAATGGGCGTTATTGAGTGCTGTCCAATTTGTCTCCGGAACCCCGGAAGATGGGGGGAGCAATTCTACAAAATGGAACTTTGCGGATTGTGGTGTAGAATTGCCCTATTTTCAATGGTTTTTGGCATTTTCTTAGGAAAATACTTCCCGGCATACAATTCTACAAAATAGGGTTACAAGTAACCCAAAAAGAACCAAAAAAAATCAGCCCACCATGTCACCCTTTTCTGTACCTATCAATCCGGATGATTTTGCAATCATATCTTTTTCTTTTTTCACTTTGCGGAGCTTCAACTTCAATAAGCCCATGAGCTCCTCTTTGTCATCTTCAGGCAGTTCCCGGAAACCATTCAAGAGTTCTTCTTCCAGTTTGCAGATATTTGTCTTCTGCATATTGGAAGATATTCCTGTAGCCAACCAATTCATATCACACTCTAACACTTGTGAAAGCTTATAAAATGCAATAACTGAAGGCGTAGTTTTTCCGTTTTCGATTTTGCTCAATGCTCCTGAAGTGATGTCACATCTCTCATATATGTCTGTTTGAGAGAGCTTCAATTCTTTTCTTCTTGTTTTGATACGTTCACCAATTCCTATCATATCTAATTCCATGATGACCTCGCTTTCTGCATATTGGAATATTTATTCTTCCTAAAAACAGAAAAAGTGTTGACATTCTGCAAATAGGAAGATATAATAAACCTTGCAAGGGTTACTTGTAACCCACTAACCCAAAATACATCATATCAAAAATCTTAGAAAATCTCAATAGTTGGAGTTCTCCAACACAAAGAAAGTCACCCGGTTCAGGGTATCAGGATACGGAGTCAGTAAAGAACGAAGGAGGTACAGGATGCAGAAGCGTGAGTTTGAAGAAAGAATTGAAAGCAAGGTCACGGATGAACAGTACAAGATAATTGAAGCAGTTTACATGTGGCACCCATCAGTCCGGGACACATCCGGCAAGGATGAAGTTGCCGAACTGTTCAAGAGCTTTGGTATGACCATCTTCCATGACATGCTCCCTAGAGCCAAGAAAGCCCAAGAGCTTGATGAGAAGCTCCGGGTGGCACAGAGAGAGGTGGACAGAATACTGGAAGAGATAAAAGAGCTGTCCAGTCCTACTTTGATAATTGAATAGAGAAAATGCAGCCGGGGCTTCCCTCCCTTCAGTTAGTTATTGAGAGTAAGAGCCCCACAGAGTGGACACTCTATCTCCTTTTTGATAGATACTGGCAAAGGTTTGAAACACTCTGCACAAAGATTTTTTCTGATATTAGAACTGGTACTTCTAATGTCAGGATGAGAGCTTCCGGCTCTCACGGTACAACCCAACTTCCTTCCGGGGAATTGCTTTCTAATATTCATGTGGTTGTCCCGGCTGCTTTTCATATTATACCACAAGAGAGGAGATGATGCACTTGCTGAACCTGTCGAGTGTAGATATGGAAGCATTGGTTGAGCACAGAGAGAAGTTGGATGCAGAGCTTGAGCTGCTCCGGGAGAACCGGATGGAGCTTGATGCAGAGATAGAGGGTAAGGAAAATGCTCTCAATATAATTGACAAAATCATAGAGCATACGGAGGTGAGCTACTGATGAAGAATGGCAAGGCTCCCACAAGGGAACAGAAGAAGATAATGAAGGCTCATGGATTGGTGCCGGAGAATTGGCTTGTGGTCAAGAACCTTCCGGACTCATTGGTTGTAGTGAGCCGAGTATCTCTGAAGAAGGTTGGAAGTAAACCGAAGACAAGGACTATCTCAAAGAGTCTGTAATCGGTTTGGAAAGGTAGGTTGTAATGGAAAAATATGAACAGAATGACTTGGAGCTGATGACAAGACTCCTGAAGCTTCAGGAGCAGACAAGCCCTATCAAGATGTCCATTGGATATGTAGATAGCAGCCATCATGTATGTCACGGGATTGTACTGCATGAGGCGGCTCCAAAAGTAATCAATACCCTTATAGAGGAAGGCTACTCATGTGACCTGACACAGTATGGATTGAGGGTATACAAGCTGTGATGTGAGGTGAGCAGATGGCAACAAAGCAGACGAGACTGACAGCCTTTGGGCGTAAGGTCAGGAAAAGGCTCATAGACAAGAACATGACACAGGTGGAGCTTGCTGCTTTGCTTGGATGCAATAAGCAGTACATCCACAAGATTTTGGTCGGTGAGCGTAGTGGAAAGAAATACATTGAGGCAATATCAAGGATACTGGATATTGAAGTGGCAGCATGAAGGAGGTGAGCTGATTGGCTGAAGTATATGTCACATTGAATGAAGCGGCGGAACTGGAAGGCGTGAAGTACAAAACAATGGCACAAAGATTGTCAAGGAAGAAGCAGTCCTTTGTAACCAAGACCGAGAAGTCAGAGACGGGTGGAAAAGATGTGGTGCTTGTAGCGGTCTCCTCACTTTCCAAGCAGGCAAGGAACGCATGGAAGGAAAGAGAAAAGCTGAAATCTTTCACGGAAGAACTTCCGGGGAAAGAGGAAGCGGAGCAGAAGCAGGAAGTCCCGTGGTATGTCAACACGGATGTGGATTGGTACATTGAGAACTACAAGGAGAGATACTATCAGGCGGTGGAGCTTGGAAACGTGGTGAGGAAGTTCCTACAGTATGACGAAGGAGACCGCACAAAGTACGCTGAAGAGTTTGCACAGAAGTATCTTGGCAAGGGTCAGAGAACCCTCTACAGATACACCAAGGCATACCTTGAGGCATCCGCATGGGCTGACAAGCTTCAGAAGGAAGATGGAGCCGGGTATGAGTTCCTGAAGGTGCTCTGCCTTTGCAGAAAACCAAAAGAGACCGGATGCTTCCCAAGCATCAAGCCGGAGGTCAAGCAGGTCATCAAGAATATATGGTTCAATGAGGACTTTGCAAGGAACCAAGGAACCCGTGAGATGCTCTATGAGAAGCTCACAGCCATAGCCAATATCAACAAGTGGGAGAAGATACCATCCTATCAGACGGTGACAAGATACATCAGTTATCTCATGGAGGATGAGAACATGAGGAACGCTTGGTACCTTGCATCCCGTGGCTCCCGTGAGTACAAGAACAAGGTCATGGTGAAGGGTAGCAGGGACACCAAGGGACTTCAGGTGATGCAGATTGTCATGGGTGATGAGCACACCTTTGACTGTTGGGTAAGCTACAAGCAGCCGAATGGCAAGGTCATAGCAATCAAGCCTCACCTTTGTGCATGGGTTGATATGAGAAGCAGGGTCATCATGGGTGATGTGCTGTGTAAGGATGCCAACTCTGACATCCTGAAGCAGAGCCTCCTCAAAATGATTTATTCAGAGCCGGGTGGAGTTCCGGAGTATCTCTACATAGACAATGGTAAGGACTATACAGCCAAGACCATGACCGGAAGAGACAGGAATGACCGGAGCGGCATGGACTTTGACAACGAAACAAAGGGCTTCTACAAGAGCATAGGCATCAAGGATGACCACAGAGCTCTCCCTTATGAGCCTTGGAGTAAAGGTCAGATTGAGAGGTTCTTCCGTACCGTGTGCAACAAGTTCACACGTTGGATGATGTCCTATACCGGAACGCTCACGGGTTCCAAGACCTCTGACAAGGTGGACAAGGACATCAAGCGGATGCTTGAGAGAGGTGAACTCCTGACCTTGGAAGAGTTCTATGAGAAGTGGCATGAGTGGCTCACAACGGTCTACATGCACAAGGAGCACTCCGGTCTCAAGAAGATGGGAGAGACCCACAAGAACCCGTATGACTGCTTTATGAACGAAGACAGATACTTCAAAGCAGCTCCTCCTAAGAGCTATGCAACCATGCTGATGATGAAGTCAGACAACGTGCTTGTCCGTAACATTGGCATTACCAAGTGGGGATATGAGTACCGCTCTGATGAGCTGTGTGACTATATCGGGCGTAAGGTTGACATCAAGTATGACCCGGATGACATGGCTGTACTGTATGTCTTTGATAAGAATGGCAAGCGTATTTGTGAAGCGTACTGTCAGGAACTCCTTCAGATAGCTCCGAAGGTGACACAGAAGGCTCTTGAGGAACACCTGAAGATGCAGAAGAGACAGCAGAAACGTGACCGGGAAAGACTTGAGGAAGCAAGAAAACCGTTTGAGGAACTCAATGAAGAATATGTTGGCTTCAATGAGGCAACGGGTGGCATTGACCTGATGATTGGCGGCAAGAAGCAGGAGAAAGTGGCAAGAATTATCAGCATCCCTACAGACAGAACCTATCAGCAGGGCTTCAGAGCAGAGAGAAGGGAAGAGCCTGAAGCTGACAGTGAATACATGAGCAGTCAGGCAGAGACAGCGTTGAGAAAGCTTAGAGCTATAGGAGGATGATATGGTCAAGGCAATTATTATCACAGCAGCCATCTTGGTGATGGCGTTCATGGCGTTGGTAGCCATTGGAATACTAGCTTTTTCTATTGCTAGTGAACACATTAAAAACTTGGAAGGTTAAAGGAAAGGAAGGTTGTAAACATGGAAGCATTGAATACCTACACAACAGAGAAGACATTGGCAGAGCAGATGAATGAGAGACTGGCAGAGCTGAAGATGACGAAGGCAGAGGCGGCTCTCAAGATGAACTACTCAAGGGCAGCACTTAGTCAGTACCTCAATGGAAAGTACGCAAGTGACCCT